GTAAGAAATTCTTCTCTTACACTTGATGTATCTTTACCATCAGGAACTCCTCCCTTCTTACGCTGAATTGCATTATGCACTACACCGCGATGTTCTTTAGCGCCACTTTCAACTTTACCATCTCCATCATAATCTTGACCTGCTTTGGCGGCAGCAGTTTGATCACCTCTTTGGCGTTCGCCTTCTCTAGGTTCGCCATATTCAGTCATTTCAACTGATTGAATATTTGGATTAGAACGAAGATCTGTAATTTTTTCACGAGTTGCATAACGAACATAAGAATTTCCGGTTTTCTTATCAGTAACTCTTACCTTATACTTTCTATCTGGATTTTCATCAAGTTCTCTCAAATAATTTAGTTCAATTTTTTCTTCGATATGAACTCCTTCAACAAAAACTTTAAATAATGCATTTGCTAATGAATCAGAAGCAAAATCTGAAACATTACCAATATAGTCTTCGCCAAATAACATTCGTCTCGCACTTAATTTAATATTAGATGCAGAACTCGACTTTTGCCATCTTTTAAGTAGAAGTTGTTTCATAATTGCAGGTGCTACTTGCTTATCACCAATTTCCTGTTTAACATCATAACGAATATTATAAGCAAGTTCTCTTGCTTTCTTTTCAATCATTTGTTGTGCAGTAGCCATTCCACCCGCAGAAGCAGCTCCTTCTTTTTTATCCTCTTCAAAAATTGAATTACTCATTGGAAGACTTTTAATTACTTACTTTTTTCTATATTTATTTATGAATTCTCTTCCATAACTATAACCAGGAACCATATCTTGAACATATTTTTTATAACCATCAGTTCCCACTAAAGTATTTGGTTTTCCAGGAAGTCTCATCTTTCTTTCCATTTTCTTTTCTTGATATGCTTCACTTACATCCTTAATCCAAGATTTAAACATAATCTGATCTTCAGTTACACAAATAAGATAGTTAGTTCCTCTACGAATAATACGACCAACCAATCCAGTATTTAAATTCTCAACTAACTGACCCACCTGATAAATTTTTTCTTGAATGTAATTTTCACGAAGATTCTTCCAGTCAAACTTTGGAGCAATTTCCCAAAGATTCCATCCTTCGGTGATATTCATAGATTGGCGAACAGTATCAAAGATTGCTCTTGCATCTTTGGGTTTCATTTCTGGAGGCATTCCTGAACGGAAGGTTTTAAAATCTCCTTCTGCTGCAGCAAGTCTCATTCTTGATGCTGAAAGACCTTCTACTCCTTCAGAATCTGGATCTCTGTCCCCAGCAGAAACAACTTCAATATTATCAAATTGATAGAGATTTCCATTATAGTTGTTTGAAAGTTTTTCAAACTCCTTAACTCTATCAGCACCACCAACAATTCTTACGTTTGTATAACCATCATTATGTGCTCTCTTAAGAACATCAAATATAGTTTTAGTATTTGCATCATTCATAATTCTCTCACTATGTTGAGGGAACATTTGACGCATCACAGAAACCTTTGTATCAGCATCTAGAGGATTTTTTTTCTTATCCTGACTACGAGAAGGAACAATCATATAATCACTCCCTTCTTGTTCTGCTGATGCCGCTGCAGTATCCATCAACTGCAAATGCCCTAAATGTGGAGGATTAAACCTACCAAAAGCAATTGTTAAAGTTCCTTTTGTTTTTTCTACTGGTAAGAAATTTTGTGGTGGTGCTTCCTGTGCTTGTTGTTCTGGTGCAGGTGCTTGTTGAGGAGCGACTTGCTGTTGAAGTGCTGGATCATTAAAGTTTGGATCTGAAATATTTTTTTCTTTTTCTGTTTGTGACGGATCTTTTTCGCCAACTTTTTGACGCTTATTATAAAATCTTAGAGTTCCTTTTTCAGTTTTAGCGACAAACTCCCCTGTTGCACGATCATACCATCCACCGTGACCATCTCCAACAAGACCAAGACGCTGGGCTTGTTGTGATGCTGATGCTTCTTTGAGAAATTGGAAAAAACTTTTCATTCTTATTTTTTATTTTTATTACGAATACTCAACATTATTGATTTTTCATTTGCAATAATGTATTGTAGGACACTATGCCTAATCTTAATATATTTATTCTTTATAGATTGTTGTTTAGAAGATTTAATTTTATCCTCTAGTGTTGTATACACATAGGCAGCAAAATCTTTGAAGTCTCCTTTTTTGAAGTTTTTTATAAGATCTTTTATGAAGTTAGACATAACTTGCAATTAACTCACCAAGAAAATTACCCTTTTCAACATAATTCCTATAGTAAGTGTAGGATTTTCCTGTTTTAGAATCAGTTTTATTTTCACCTTTAACCCTAATTCTCAATAATAACTTACCATCAGTTTTATTAACAATATCTATTTGCGGTAATAATTTTTCTCCACTCTCATTGTATCTAACATCATAAGTATATTCCTTTATTTTTTCACCAACATTCTCAAACTGATAAACCTTAGCTTCTCTATTATTTAATTGAACCAATTGAACATTTTCTTCATTAAGAGTTGCATAATATATAATTCCCCTACCCATAGAATCTAATAAAGGAATTGATTTTGCTTTAATATCCAATTTAGAAGACAAAATATTATAAGCTTTTTTATATATTAGTCGCAACCCCTCACTATACTTATGATCAACTTTAGTCATTTTTTCATATTTGTCCGATAAAGGTTTTATTTCATTTCCAATACCAAATAACTTATTGAAAAAATCAACAAGATCATAAAATTCTGTTCCACCAAGTTGACCAAATTGTTTTACGTCACCAGCCTTTAATGAGACATTAATATTTACTGGTAAAAGTTGTCCCTTATCATTTGTAATTTTTACTCTTACGTCAACTTTTGTAAATCTCTGCCCACCTAAACCATCAGATTCTATTTCAATTTTATCATATCTTCGATTATTGTATACTAATTCCGCCCAGTCTCTTACCGTTTTACTGTTAGCATAATTTACAGATGCTAACACATATGGATTTAAAGCCCCCCTATTACCAACAGTATCAAATAAAAATCTCATATTTGATTCTGCTAAAGAAACAAATAATCTTACATCGTCTTGTATGGAAATACCCGCATTAGGAGATTGTCTTATCACTTCTGCTTGAAGTCCTTTTTTTCCAGGATAAGTAGATGCCCCAGATGCTCTTAAAGAAGCAATTATTGCATAAACTTGACTTGCAGAAATTGTCTGATTTTTATACACAAATCTAGCAGCAATAGCAGCAGCAAAAACTCCTTCAGCTACATCTCCCAAATTAGCTTTAACAGTTGGTTTATTAATGGATCCGATTGTTATGACTTTATTATTTCTACATACAAGTTGCAGTTCATAGGACTGCCTTTCAAGAGTAGACTTTCCACTAGCACCCAATTGTATAAACTGATTCAAAGTATCTTTATTTTCCTGATTATTTAAAACATATACAGTACTGGGAACACTTCCACTTCTATATACAGGACCTCCCTTCAACATTGAATTAGATATGGTTTCTATGGTTGCGCCAACGTATTTTGCAAGTTGGCCAGCACTAGTAGTTCTTAAGGTAGCCATAAAACTTTTTAATTATTTAGAATGCTCAAGAGAGGACTTGAACCTCCACAGATATTTCTACAGGAACCTAAACCCTGCGCGTCTACCAATTCCGCCACTTGAGCAATGGAGATAAGGAGACTCGAACTCCTGACATCAGCCTTGCAAAGACCGCGCTCTACCAACTGAGCTATATCCCCATAAGACCTATAGTAGGTCTAGATATTCATACTAAACTAATTTATTTTTTTAATCATCTATCATTAGATGCACGATTTTCGGAAAAATAAACATCAAATGCTCCTTCAGGATATCGCTTCAGAAGTTTTTGAACATTACGAGCAACCACATCATCGAGAGTTACATCAAGTGCAATACAAGCTTGAGCCACATACCACATAATGTCTCCAAGTTCGGTAATCAAGTGATCTTTATTATCATCATTAAAAGGTTTACCTTGAAAAATCATTTTCTTAACAATTTCCATAAATTCCCCACCTTCAGCACTAATGCCTACAGATGCAGTCAAAAGGCGTTCAATATTTGCACCCTTTTCATCAAGAGCAACTAGACGATCTGAAAAAGATCCAAAATCTTTAGATGCATCAGAAGTTACGGCATCTACGAATTCAGCGTACTTATTAAAATTAACGTGTTTTGCAGTTTCCATTAAAAGTTAAATCCCTCGAATTTTTTCTTAAGTGATGTTTTTTCTTCTTTATTATTATACTGATAATCTTGCCCGCTGTCAACTATGTCTTTTTGTGCTGACTGTTCAACATCATAAAGTCTCATCTTGGATCTATCAATTCCAACAACAAACCTTTTAAAGACTGTTGGATCATTATATCTATTCTTAAGTTGCTTAACCATAATTTGACCAAGATCTTCAAGTTCCTCCGTACTGATAAGTGCAAACATAAGATCAGCAGTTGCAGGCAAACCAAAGGATTCTGAAGTATCAGTTAATTCTGGATCAGAAGACCCAAATCCACTTCTTGTAGTTTGTGTTGCACTAAAAATAGGAACATTAAACTCTACAGCAAGACCACGAAGTTCTTCCGCAATTGATTTTACTAGTGTATAAGAATTAATATTATTACCTCCCTTAAATCTTGAAGAAGAACAGATATTAAGGTAATCGATAAAAATAATATCAGGTCTGAAGGACTTTTTAAGAGCAAGTTCATTCAATAGTGCCCTAAAATGCCCACTATGAGCAGAAGCAGTTGGATACTCTTTAATGATTAATTTTCCTTGTGTCTTTTTAGAAATACTATTAATTTTTTTCTCAAACATTTGGCGAGGTAAATCAACTAACTGTTGAATAGGAACATTGAGAAGATTTGCATCAATTCGTTCAGCAATTTTTTCTTCTGCCATTTCAAGAGTAATGTAAAGAACATTTTTACCTTGAAGGAGAACAGATGATGCAAAATGGCACATAAACAAACTTTTTCCAGCTCCGGTTCCAGCTAAACAAATATTAAGAGTTTTATTGGGAACACCACCTTTAGTAATCTTATTAAAACACTCTAAATCAAACTCAATCTTGTCTTCTTTGCGGTGATAATACTCATAGCGATCTTCATAATTTTGAAGATAGTCGTGTCCAATATTATTATCAAAAGACACCGAAAGAGCATCTGAAAGAATATGTGGAATAGCATCTCTGCCTTTCTTTTCATCCTCACCATCAGCGATATGAATAGATTCCATCAATGCAAGATAAATTGCACGATCACGACACCACTTTTCTGTAGTGTCTAATATCCATTGATTATCAACAGGAGAATTGTTAAGTTTGGAGACCAAATCAGAAATGTCTTTATTTTCAGACTCTGTTAAATCTCTACGATTATCAATTTCAATACCAAGAGCTTCGGCAGTAATAGAAGAACCATATTTTACAATAAACTTAACAGTCTCTTCAAATACAATCTTTTCTATTCTCTGTTCAAAATATTCTGGTTGAATAAATGGAATAACTTTTCTAGCATAATCTTCATTAAATATCAGGTTTCTGAGAATCGTAATCTCAAGTCGTTCCATAAGAGAATTGTTGTTTCGCGGCAGCATTAAGTTGCTGCATTACTTCTGGCGTAAAATATTTTTCTGTATTTTTTAAGATTTCTTTGGCATAAAGTTTCTTACCATCAATCTCATAACGACCTGCAACATTCTTCCACATTCCTCCAAGTTCGCCAAGTTCAAGAAGACCATAATACCTATCGAGACCCCGTTCATCATAATAAAGACGAATTTCAACATCTTGATTTTCTTTACTTAACCTAGATTTTTGAGTCTTTGCACGAATAATATTTCCAATTACTTCAGTGCCGTCCTTTTCCTTTGATTTGGAAAGATATATGATAGTAGATGCTGCATATTGTAATCCAGAACCTCCGCTCATTTGCTTACCACCATAAAGACTCATACTTTCATATGTGTGATTTGTCACTAGCATAGGAATCTTTGCCTGACCCAATTTAAGAGTCAGCATACGGAAGGCACCTTTAATCAATTGTGCCTTTGTCATATCCCGAGTATCCTTTTCGGCAAGAGCATCATTAATCTCTTTACTAGTAGAAAGCATTCCCAAAGAATCTAATACAAATATGCAAGGATTTCTTTCTTCTTCCTTTTTCTTCAGGTAAATATCAACTGCCTTGAGTGTCTTGGTACGAAATTCTTCTACTGTAACTACATTAACAACCACCAAACGATTTATGTCAATTCCGCGAGATTCTAGAAGAGATTTAGTAATAGCAGACTCAGTATCAAAATAGAGACAGTAACCATTGGGATTAGTATCAAGAAAATTCTTAACCACAGCGAGAGAGAAGAAAGTCTTTCCAGTACTAGTTTCTCCTGCAATAGCAGTAATTTTATTACCAGATACACCACCAAAGATACTGCCAGATACAAGAGCATTAAAAACGTATGAACCCGTATCAACGTATGTTTCAGTTTCATCAATATCTGAAGCGAGTTGCGTATATTCTCCACCAATTTCTTTTACAATGTCCTTAAGAAAATCCATAATTTATTCCTCTTTTTGTTTTTGTTTGTCGAGATAATTCATTTTATAGCACCAAAGTTTTTGGTATAGCGCGGTATCACCACCCAATCGCATTGCACTAATAATAGTATCTAGTTCTTTCTGGTTAATAGGTAAATCCATTAAATAAAAAATGCATCAAGATTTGTTGTATGTTCAGTTTTCCATCCAATTGCATCAAGAATAGACTTGAGTGGTTCGAGGAAACTCTTTTCAAATTGTAGGTCATAGTCGATGTATTTGTCAAGTCCTAATTCTCTAGGAAATTCTTGAATAAAAGAAATTACATTTTCTTGAATAATATTTGGTTTTTTAAGATAAACAAATTTAACCTTTTCTCCATTACCAATAGGAGAATACTTGTTGGTTAAATTTTTCTCCTTTATATAATGATTAAAAAGAAGGGCACCTCTTACTTGAATTGGAGTTTTTGATTGATAAATGTTGGATGAAGAATAATATTTACGAACATCAGACGCTGTGCGAGGGAATGCAATCTGTTCTGGAGACAGTTTTCCAAAATCGGAACGACACTTTTCAATAAACTTAATTACTTCATCTTGAGTTCCACTCATCATTAATTTAAGACCATCCTTAATCATTTGACGACAAGGTGCGGGAGTAGAAGATTTGACTGCTTCAATACCCATAATTTTAAGTTTTGGTTCAGTATATCGAACTCCTTCACTATCCCAAACGTTAAGAATATAACGCTTTTTCGCAGTCCATATTCCACGATCAGCAATATTCTCTCGCTTCATCTGCATCTTTTGGTCATATGCGTTCACATAGTCCGCCAGTTCTTGGTAGCAACCTTCAATATATTCTTCAAGTTCCACTTTAGAGATCTTATCAAGGAACGAAACAACGCTTTCAGTAGTTTTCTCTCTTCCCTTGTATACAGTCTCAACCAAAGGACCCATATTAAGATAAATGGAATCGGTATCAGAAGCAATAACATAATCTACCTCTTCAGTTTTTAAGATTTTATTAAGATACTTGTTAATCTTTTCCTCAATCCAACGAATAGCAACTTGACCCGAAAGAGTAATTGCTTCTGCATTTGCTAGTTTAAAATAACGGAAGTACTGATTACCAATAGCACCATAAGCACTATTAAGTTGAATCTTCCTTGCCATTTGAATGTTGTTGCACCTTGCAATCTCTTTTTCCAGTTCTTTTGTCTTTTTCTTTTCATACTCCTGCTTTGCAGCAATCATTTTCTTTTTATAGATGGTTCGATCTTCATAAATCTTTTCCATCAGTTCTGGAAGAAATCCACGAACATCTTTACGATACATAGCACCGTTTGCACAAACAGCATACTCTTTGTAAGGTTCAAAATCAATTTCTCGATTTAGAATCTTATCAACAGTTACAGAAGGATGTCTTTCTTCCATCAAAGTTTCGGGACTTATGTTAAATTCCATAATCAGGTGAGGATATAGAGAGTTGAGGTCAAAGTTAACAACCCAATCATACACACCAGGAATCGGTTCTTTTACATAAGCACCAGCATACTTCGAATCTTTATCAGACCTTACATTTGGAGGAATTACAATATTTCTTTTTTTCAAGTAGTTGTAGATAATTGTATCCCACATTCTAACCTGAAAAAACACATCAGAATAATTAACTTTAGCGTCATATGCCATCGTCAAAGCAAGTTCAATCAATTTCATCTTGTCTTCCATACGGTCAACAAGTTCCACGTCTTTGATGTTATACTCTACAAATTTCTGCCAACCTTTAGTGTAGAAATCTTTGAAAGTATCAAATTCAGAGTGATCAAGTTTTTTCTGATTAAGTTCTACATTTGCAATATGATCTAGGCGATAAGATTCCTGTGCCTTATAAGTAAATTTCTTATAAAGATTTAGATAATCAAGTTGACTTACTCCACCAATATCATATGAAATGTGCTTTCTTCCCATAAGAAGAACTTCTCTTTCAGTTACGAGTCCCCAAGGAGACATACGCTTCATAAGTTTTTCACCTAGAACCCTATCCAGACGGCGAACAATATATGGAATATCATACAGTTCACTATTCCATCCAGTAATAACTTCGGGAGTGTTGTCTTCAATCATCCACCAATTAATAAAATCATTCAGCAAATCATATTCGTTCGAAAAAGATTTGTATTTAACATTACTCTGTTGATTATCAAATTTACCTAGACCCCAAGTACGAATTTGTTTAGTATTATAATCTTGAAGAGTAATTAGAAGTACTTCTTCTGCAGCACTTTCTACATCAGGAAATCCATTTTCAGATGCAACCTCAATATCAATTGTTGTTACCTTAATCTTACTAATATCAAATTTAATTTCATCCTCAGGGTACTTATCAGTAATGTACTGATAAATGTATCGATCATTTCCATAAATTGCAAATCCCTCTACACTATCATATTTTTTAATAAATTCCCTACAATCCCTTACAGAACCAGGTTGAATTTCATCTACATATTCACCATTTAAAGTTTGGTATTTAGTGGTTTTTTTGGAAGGGACAAAAAGAGTCGGGTAAAACTTCTCACGGGTTACGAAATGTTTTCCATTTTCATAACCACGAACCAAGAAGTAATCCCCGACCATCTGAACGTTTGTGTAAAATCTCATCAATCAGTTAATTCAAGATACTTTTCAACAATTTCTGGTGTGGGATCTGCAATAGTAAGAACATCTTCAGACCTCAACATAATCTCATTTTGATGTGTAACTTCTGGCCAGGGTCTCATATCATCAATACCATAGAAGCGAAGTGGATGAATAAGTTTACAGTTTGGATCTCCAAGTTCTGCATCTACTTCAACAACTTCACTAATAAGAACTACATCAACGTTGATTAGTACACATTTGACATTTTTATCCATTGACTTTTTCCTCATACATTTCAATTACAGATTTTAAAGGTTCGACAATAGTTACAACCCAATCTTTAGGAACAACTATATTTTCATCATTAGTAAGAACAATCCAAGAAGAAAAAATAACTTGAATCTCTCTTCCAGTATCCTGAATTTCTTCAGTAAGAAACAGATCTCTCTGAACAGATACTTTATGAGGTTTATTTAGAAGGTATGCTTGAACTACTTTTTCTTTAGTTTCTGGATTTTCTACTAAAAGTTCTTTTGCATCCGAAATAATTGTTTCACCAGATTTAAGTAATACTAGTTTGATTGACATTTTTAGTTCTTCTCTCAACTCATTATAGCAAAAAAATGGGGGAGTGTCAACTGGTTTTTGCCAGTTGCTCCCCTGCGACAACGATATTCAATAATATTTATTCTTATTCAGATTCTCCACCACCGCCAGGATTAACGGGAACTGCCTTACCCTTTGGTATTCTTTGCTTTTTGTGAGTTTTAGGATCTATCACCGTGTGTGGCTGAGCCATCGGATAGGGAATTGTTTTTGTCTCCTGTATGAACTTCTGAAACGATTTCATAAACCTTTCGTTTTTGATGATCCGGAATAACTTTATTTAGTTTAATGATAAGTAATCCATCTTCAAAAGAAATTTCTTTAACCACAACATCATCAGATAAAGTCCAAGTGCGAGTAAATGCTCTCTTTGCTAGTCCTTGATGTAAATATTCATCACTAGTATCACCAGTTTTCTTTGCTTCAACAAAAAGTTTGTTCCATTCAGTAGTGACTTCAATATCTTCTCTTTTATATCCAGCAAGTGCAATTTCCAATCTAAAATTAACACTACTTTCTTTAACTAAATTATATGGTGGATAATTTGTATGCGATTCGAATGAAGTATCAAATCTTTTAAACCACTCATCCATTCCAATACTATTTCTTTGAATCTCCAGCAAATATTTTGCAGTTTCTGGTATTGTAAGAGTAAGCGAACTTGTTGCGAACATAATAGACCTCCTTAAGCGTCTGTAAGTTAATAATGTCCCCGAAGGCAACATCATTAGTATATATCAGAAAACATAAAAAAAGCGGAGTGTTGTTCTCCGCCCATTTTTATTCGGTTAACAGATTAACTATTATTACTCAGAATTTTAAAATGTTCTGTAGCCGTTAGAGAGACCATAGTTGATACCAAAATTGGATTTTTACGGGCATAACCCTCACCAAGTCTTGCATCAATACTTTGAACTGCATGGTAAAGATATTGATCTGTTACCCATTCAACATAATCTAATTCTGTTTGTGTTCTGGGAGTTGCCATATGTATGTGTTTGTATACAACAAGATAATTGTAGCACAAAAAAGGGGGTATTGCAACCCCCCACTTTTTTATTCGGTTTCCTCTTCAGTGCGCTTTTTCTTTGCACCAATATTGTACTTAGTTTCCAATACCCAATCACCTTTGTCCTTATAAGAAAGAACTTTAATTTGATTAAGTGGTGCAATATCTTGAATTTTAGATACTTCTACGACAGAAACCAATCCCCAATCGGCAATAAGTTGAGCAATTCGATTACGACGCTGAACATCATTTACGGTAAGATTTGCGTGTTTTCCATCTAAGGCAAAAAGTTCCTTAAAATGAACAATATAATACTTTCCCTGTTTATGAAGAATATGACAAGATTGGTAAATTTTCTTCTCTTTACGAGATGCAACTCCAATACGAGTCAAGGTCTCACGAACCTTCAAGAAATCATCAGGTTCGTTCAATAGAACCTCAATCATCATATCAGGCGTCCATTCTACAGTAGGTTCTTGAACGACACTCATTTTGATCCTCCAGTTTCAAATTTAGATTTAATAAAAGTAAGTTGTTCTTTAGTCAGAATTCTCAAAGCCTGTTTTGCTTTCTCGTTACTATAATCATAATAACGCTTAACATAATCAAGATCTTTGATTGAATCTTTACGAAGCCAAGGAGAAAATCTCTTCTTAGTTCTCAGAGTATTTATAAGAAAATCATATTGAAGTTTCTTCGGTAAGAAGTGATACTTATTTAATTCATTTGCATACATAATACAATCAATATGCCCAGAAAGACATCTATTGATGACGTATGGTACATATTCCTTTTCCAGTGAAGGATCTTCATCTATAATATTCTTTTTTGTTTGATTGATAGAATTCAACCAATCTTTAAGTTCAATCACCAATCAATCCCTCACTCTTCAATCTATTATAATTATAACAACCATCAAAATTAAACTGGATTTTTGCTCCTTTATTATAATTAAATAATAAGAGTTCTTTGCGTTGTTTTTGATCACGCATATACTCACCAACGGAACGCAT